GCGCTGAATCAGGTATAATATTTTATTGATCTCTATTTGTGAGTTTTGATGGCGCTCCGCCAGTCCTTGGCCCCAAAAACCAGCCAAACGTTTAGACCAATGAATGAACGCGAATGGAAAAGTAGGACGATCATACTCTTCACTAAAAATAACACCATTATCTAGCGTAATAATGTGCCTACCATCACCGGCATCAGGCCCAGAGGGTAGATGCCACGATTCACGCACCGTGACCATGTCTGCTAGATGAGCAACTGATCCCGACTCATTAATGCTAACACCATTACATTCTGCTATTAGCCTGCTATTGAATGCCCCCGCCAAAATTGATCTATCTACATTCTTGATTCTATGTAGTGATCTAGGATTACCGTAGAAACCCTCAACATCGTCTACAAATATTTCCGACGGAAGGACTCTTTCGTACCTAACTCTGGCATACTCTTCAAATACATGCATGATCCCCGTACCAAAAATAGCGGCATCACGAAAACACTCTAATCCAATTTTGTAAGCTTTGTTCTCGTAAAATATCCCATTGATAAATTTATTTAAATTTTTAGATTTTCGCTGCTTCTTATGGTCTCCACCCTGCGTCAAAAAAAATGGCTTTGGTTGGTTTTTGGCTATTTTAGAGGTGATTGTATCCACTACGGATGCAATTACGTTATACGTAATGCGATCCAGCACAGCGGACTGTGTCGCTGGCATGCGGTAGGTTAACCCACTACCCACGCCATTCAATGCAATATTACCATATAGTCTAGCAGCAAGAGCCTGCTGCGAGATCCGTGCGGTTTGATTGTCGAACAAGAACTTCAGGATTGAAGTGACGCTAGAGGCAGCATCCTCGCCTTTGAGCTTCCACCACTGTAAATCGGTAGTAGTCGGGGAGGTTGTGACCTTCTTCTTCCCATCAACGCTAAACTTCGTGAAATCAATAGCCATTACTATTCTCGGCTATCGTGTAACGGCACGACGTATTTACTACTTGTTGTTCTTTTAATGCCCTCTTATCTCATAGCACATTAATGCATTGTTAATTTCATTGAGTCTATCCTCTCTACAGGTAGGCCGCTTAGTCCGATCCGTGTTAAAATGGTTATTAGTATTTCCTGGCCTTGAAAGCCATGCACTTACGCCTGATCCTTATTTATCACTCCACAGTGGTTTTTTTTCACTTACCCCTCCTACTGACCATAATAACAGCTCTTCCATGGTCGGTGATTTTTCAGTCGGCTTGTCTTCGACAGACATAGGTTTAGAATTGGGTGGTTCATGTGGTGACATTTTAACCTCTATATCGCCTACACGTAATTTTCTGACACCGTGTTTACGCATCAAACCAAACAACAGATCAATTAATTCAGCTGAGTTCGGCTCAGCTTTTTCGGTGACCCGAGAGTATGCGGCGGCAGTTTTTCCACTCATAGTAAACCTCCCAACAATATTTTCGGATTAGTTGGTGTCTCCGAAATTATGTCTATTATTGAATCCCCCACGCTTCCATCTCCGCTTCTTTTGACTGCTTCCATCTCTCCCTTTCCCTCTCCCATATTATATCCTCCTCTAATTTTTTGGCGGGTAATACATCCGACAGATATTGAAAGCAATATCTCCATGCATACAGCGCAGCATCGGCCAAATGGTTAGGACAATTGGGATGCTCTTGACGCGTGACACCTTTGTCGTTCCAAATGAGCCCCATATATTCATCTGCTAAATCTCCTGCCGCTGCTGATAATTTTATATTGCCCTGAATGAACTCTCCGTTCATCACCTCAATCATGTCTGATTTACCAGTTTTGTCCGCTGTGATGAGTGGTAAATCGTGCCGCCGACGCATCTCCTCTACAGCCTGCTTGTTAGCACCATCAACAACAATAGCATCGAAATCAAACCTGCTTTGATATGCACGGATATGCTCGGCCGTCGCTGTAATGTCTAGTTGTGAGCTCTTTGACGACTCAAGCATGTAAAGCACCTTATCATAGTCGTGCCATGCACATACCACAAATGCAGTTGGATCATTCCATCCCAGATCGACACCTAGTAGATAATTCCATTTGCCCGCATGATAATCCGGAATAGTATTGTATGAATTCCGATCCGGGTTGTATCGATATACTAATTTATCGCTCTCGATAACCCACTCTCCCAAATACATTTGCCGAAACCACGGCGTCTCTTGTACGAGGGAATTTGCTGCAATTAGTGTTTTGATATCGTTGTCCCATTCCTGGGCCACGAACGGATTATTGTATGCACTCCAGGAATGGCCCGACCAACCTGATTTTTTACCGGTTGACAAATCGTAAAAAAAGCCACGAGTGATATTGCCTGGAGTACCAACGAGGCCTATCGTTCCCAAATAATCTACAGTTGCAGGTTTGAGTATATTGTACACGAGCGCCTCTAAATCGATCGTAAATGCCTGAGCCTCATCGATATAAACTTTCCGGAACTTCTGACCAAGCGCCTTCTGCTTTTCGTTATCGTTTGAATCCAGTCCGATTAGATATATTGGAGAACCGATTGCGGACTCTGCCACCAGTGATGTTTCGTTAAATTTAAACCCAGCACGGTGAGTGATATTAATTGTTTTAAGAACATCACGCCACATTGTGCGCTTAGCACTCTCTCTAGTGAGCCCAACATACAAACAAGTGCCGGGTTGTGTATGCGCAGTACGCATTAAATCCAGCCCTACAGAGTATGATTTAGCGGCCCTACGTGTACAAATCGCGTATTTGAGTCGGGCAGGATCTTCGATAAACGCCCGCTGCTGCGGGAATGTACCACCCAGGAAATCTATGTTGTTTGAGCCCGCCAGCGCGCTCGCTCTTAATTCGAGAGCACGTAATCGCTGCCTCATCGATCTCGGTGTGAGCCTATCAGTCATTATTTTTTGTTATAATACTTCAAGTCTTTAATCAGTTCTTCTGATAAAGATTTTGGATATATTTTTTCTAGGGAATCAATATATGATTCATAACATTTATCACAAATAAACTTATCTTTAACCATATTCCAACCATTACGCGCTATGGCTCGATAATATTGATATCCTCCAACTGTAAACACCGATATTCTAGATGTTTCTTTTTTATCACATCCACAACAAACTATATATTGCCCATGTAAAGCGTCATACTCACCATCCTCACAAATTCCGTTAGACCCAATTGTGCCAACGATATCTTTTATGGACATACATTTATTGCACAAACCCTCATATAAAACCCCCCTACTAAACGCTTGATGGACAGGATCATACGACCCGTTGTCCGGGGTGAATTGCATATCACCGCATTTTTTACACCAATATCTATCTATCACTTTTTGCTGTCTCCCCGTTGTTGATTAATATCGTTGTTTTACTCGCGGACAATGCAGCCTGCCCACGTGCAAGCATCTGCTCCTCCACCAATTTCAGTCGATCTTCAAATTCATATTCTTTAATTATTTTTACCATTAGTGACGACCCAGCGATTAGCACATTGCCCTTTTGCGCATCAATCTCATCGATCTCGATCGCACGCATATAGTCTGCGAGTGCAGTTTTTACGTCTCTAATTGTATTTAATTCTCGCATACAATTTCTCCAATTTCATTACGCAACCGAAAATTAATGAGTCCGAACCTGCGGAACAAACCAAGCAACAGATAAGCTAATTCAGCCACAACTTATTGACATTATTTTGGTGTTTCAATTTGTATGTGATTAATCATTGTAAGTGGGATCAAAAAGCTTTTATCACCTTTTCTGATCCGAACTATAAGTGGATCCTCTAAATCGCGGTATATCGATGTTACATCGGACGCAAATATATTAGTTTTGGCCTCAGCCCCAATCAAGACGGCCTCATTTAGCCGCAAACTAATAATTTTTTCGATTCTAGATCTCTCCATTTTTGGGCTCCTCATTAGTTACTACATTTTCCGCTGCTGCATTTTCCGCCAACTTTAGCAGCTCTGTCACCTGCGTCGAAAGCGCCTCAATCTCCAAAGCCCAAACCCGCGAGCGATACAATCGCTCTCCAATTTGAGCCCATTTAAGGGTCGCTTCATTCATTAATTCTGTTTTAGTTTTTGCCATTTTACTCCCAGAAAAGTTTTGGGTTATATGTCGGTTTTTTCAATGATACCAGAGGTTTTGGATCGTCTTCAGCGCAGTCCTTGATTAAATACTCTATTGCGGGCACATAGTGAGTGTATGATGATGGCATTGTTCGTACTGCCCCCAGCAAGCTGCGCATAATCCCCATCCGTCGGTACGGCCCCTTCACATACCCGTAATGATATGCACTATCATCATAGCACAGCCACCCAAGAATGATATCTAACCCATCTCCCGCAATCAATATTTTCGTACCTGGTTTCGCTATAAGTGACTGTATCTTGGAGTGATATTTGTGTTTGTCGTAGTTAGCAATATTACTATCTATACTTATAGTGCAGTAGCTGTTTATCCAGCTATTTAGGATAAGCGGTAAGTCACCCGCAATGTAGTCACGAATAGTGTACAGAGGCCTCATTTGCTCTCCGCTAATCGCTGCTGTGCAGCAACTATATCACTCTCGCGCACATCTCTACGAGTGCGGCCTCGAATTATGCCAGATGCGGCATTTGTGGATATGTCATATCTGTCAGCGATTTGCTGCGCACTGAGTCCGTTGCGATGGAGCGCGATAATCTCGGCGACAACATTAATATCTAATCTAATGTTAGTTGACTTTGCATGCGCG